AATCGGGATGCACTTGCCGGCGATGTACCCGGCGTCATCGAGCACCTTGCCGCCTGACATGACGTACTTGCGGACCTTCTTGCGCTTGACGCGCTTCTGCCGCACCTCCAGGCTGCCGACCGCCAGCAGGGTTTCCTCAAGCGTATCGTCGTTGGCGAAATCAGCCTGGCTGTAGCGCTCCTCCTCGCCGGTGATTGTCTGGAAAATGCGGATGGTCTCGCTCTTTTCCTCAACCTTAAAGTATTCGGCCACGTAGACCACATCAGGCGTACACCAGTCAAACTCGTACTGGTGGATGATCTTGGGCCAGTCGGTCGGATCGTCGCCCCAGGTATCCTTGTACGCCTGGCGTGTCATGCTGGTGACGACGAAGCAGTACTTGGCGTCTGACTTGTCCTGTCGCTTGGCGCCGAGGTCGAAGAACACCGAGCTATCGGCATCGAAGATCGGCTCGATCTTGATGCGCTGCCGATCATCCTCGGGGTCTTCCTCGTCTTCGTAGGCGGTGCGCAGCCGCCAGGCCCCGAACCCGCCACCGACCGCCTCCTCGAAGGCGTTGTCGTAAGCCTCGTTCGCCACCGAATCGTTCTCGTCAGCGCGGTACAGGCCGTCGCAAACGTCGGCCAGCTTGTCGTTCTCCTCGCCGTCCTTGCTGACGAAATCCACCGTGATGCGGTTGTTCCGGTACTCGTTGATGATGCGGATCACGGACAGGTGAATCTTGTTCACCTCAAACTTGGGCTTGTTCTCGAACTGGTCCCAGAGCGGGCCCTCCCACTGGCTGCCGGAGAGCGAATAGAAGCGCCGATCCTGCAGGCACTGCAAGCGCTCGTCGCGCATCGCGCTCTGAATGTCGTTGAACTGCGCCAGCGCCTCGGTGTGCAGGTTGGCAATGCGTTGATCGTTGGACATTCTGGCCATCTTAGTTCCTCACCATTTGCTGACGGTCGCCAAAGGGATGACGGTCTGCGGTTTTACTGTATTTGCACGCCGCACCGCTTCGCAAGCATACCTAAGCGCGTCAATCACGTGGTTCTTCTTGTCCTCAAGCACGGGCAGAATCTTGCCTGTCAATGGGTCAGTCTTATAGCTGTAAAGCGTCAACTCGTCAATCGTGTGCGTACACCGAGGATGCACGACGATAGTGTAATTCTTCAAAAACTCGATGCCTTCCTCGACCGAGCGCGGCCCTTTGACCGCCGTCATGATCTTAGGGAACCCGTTTCGCCGCATGTGGCTGATCGTCTCCGGCCTGGCGCTGTCGGCCACGATGGGCCACTTCTCGGCCTCTGGCACTTGCATGAACAGCTCTGGCGTGTTGACGATCTCGCAGCCCACCATGTAGGCTTCAAAGTCGATGTACAGTGTTCGCCCAATTATATGGCAGCGCACCAGCGTGGTCGGGTCAACCGAGAACCCCCAGTCCGCGCCGAGCCGGTGGATCGCGTCAGGCGGGGCGTCGAAGTCCTCGATGCGCCAGTTCCTGAATACCCTAGACTGGCTGTTCTGCAGGTACTCGCCACGCCAAACGTGCTGGTACTTGTCCGGGTCGCGCCGCTTGTCGTACTCCATCTCGTCCTTGAGGACGCTTGGAAACCACGGGTTGTCGGCATAGTTCACGCGGATGACGGTCGCGTCCTTCGGCGGCGTTGGGCCGCGCAGCAGCAGGTCCACCGGGTCGCTGGCCTGGCGGGGGTTCCACGTGAACCACAGTTCACTGCCAGGCTTGCGGATCGTTGGCCGGAGCAGGTCTAGGCTTGTCTGGCTCAGGCTCTGCGCCTCCTCGACCCAAGCACGGTCGTATCCCTCGAGAGATTTTATGCTGTCGGCTGTGTGGTTCTGCATGCCCTGGAAGATGATCCTGCCGTCCGCCTTCTTGGACTTAATGACCGCATCTTGAACCTCGAAATAGGCGCCAGCATTCATCTCCTGAATCTTCATCTCCAGCAGGCGCTTAACCGATTGATTCAATGATTTCTGAATCTCACGCACGCAAACACTAGATTGCGACTGGTTGATGATATGTTCCTCAAGCATCATCTCGGCAAACATATGAGACTTGCCCGAACCTCGGCCTCCCCAGGCTCCTTTGTAGCGGCTGGCCTCTAGGAGGGGGAGTGACCACTCGGGGGTCTTTATTTCAAGGGATTTACCCATTCTTGATTACTACTCGCTCAATTCTTGAAAACAATAATGGGTTTTCAGAATCTCCAGATAATTCTAATTTATCGCCATATTTCTTTGGGGCTAATTTAGATAGTAGCCATTTTCTGCTTTCTATTTGCAGCCTTTGCTTATTGACTGATCCAGAGTCAGTGGCTCCAGAGTCTGTGCTATTTACCGGCTCGTCGGCAATCAACAGAATCTCATCGGCAATGCCGTCTATGAGCTCGTCTCGCGCACGCGTGTAGCGGTCAGCCAGCGCCGCGTCACCATCGCACCACAACAAAAACGTCGGCCTGGCTACGCCAGCCTTCAGGCACGCCTTGCGCAGGCTCAGGCCTTCTGTCGCCATCCCAGACAGCACCGTCTCGATTTGCTGTGCCTTGTCGGCCACTGTTGTTATTTTCGACATGTCTGAATCGCCCTCCATCCCAAATTTTCCCACAACTGCCTAAAAATTAAGCAGACCACCCCATCTAAGGGTTTTCCCTATCCGGATACGCTTTTTCCGCACGATGTTCGGGTACAGCGGGTACACCCCTAAAGGGGTGTGTACCCGGTTGTACCCCAAACACGTCTTTCGCCCGGGTACAACTGTACCCGCTTGTACCCGCTTGTACCCTGTACCCGGTCAAAATCCGATCCCCAGCTCATAAATTCCGGGCTCCTCCTCGACCATCTCGCCACGCTCCAGAAGCTCCACAACGGCCCTGGAGAACGCTTGCTTCTTGCTGTTCGTAGACTCCAACTCTGACAGTTCATCGAACGCTTGCCTCCATTCCGACCTGGCGACCAGCCTAGCATTGAGCGTCTTGAACGCCTCCCAAGCCACGTTCGCGTTGGTGCTGCGCAGCTTGCGTTTGGCGGTCTTGGTGGGCTCGCCCGCCTGCACCAGCACCGCGCTCGTCACCGGCTCGCCGTCCTCGTCAAACCAACCAGGAATAATCACTTTCTCAAGCGTAGCATATAAGGTAGCCGCCAATTCGGCGTCCTTGCTCTTGCGCTGGATAATCTCCATCGGCGAGTCGCCCTTGGCCGGCACGATGCTGATCTCAATGTCCAGCGCACCGCGCCAAGCGCTCGAGCCCCGAGCCCTGTGCTGGGTCTCCTCAGATACGCCGGTATGGTGGACCAATATGATTGTGCAATTGAATTCCGCCATTAGCATGGCGCAGGCGTCCAGCATTGCCTTAGCGTCCTGGGATGAATTCTCGTCGCCTGAGTTGAAGCGGTGCAGAGTATCTATCGTGATGATGGCGGGCTTGATGGGTAGCGCCCGGATGTGCTCGGACACCTTGCGGTAGCCATCTGGAGTATCTAGATCGCAGCCGCTCTTGCTGAGATACATATTAAGAGCCTGACCATTCCCGTGGTGCTCCTTCCACGCCGCTATCCGGCTACGCAAGCCATGGTGGCCCTCGCCCGCCAAGTAGACAATCGCCCCTGGCGTCACCCGGTTGCCGAACCAGTCCTGCTGGCCCTGGGCCATCCGCAGGCACCAGTCAAGCGTGGCGAACGTCTTGCCGCCGCCGCTTGGGCCGTGAACCATGATGAGCGCCGCCTGCTGAATCCAGCCCTTCACCATCCATCTTATTGGCGCTGGCTGGCGGGAGAACTCATCCGCCGGTATGAGCCAGTCGCTCACTGCTGGCTCAAGCAGCGCCGCCAGGTCGTTGCCGGCCTGAACGTAATCATTGGCGTCCCCAGCTGCTGGCGGCATCACCGACCGAGCGCCATACTTGGCACTCGCCTGCTCGGCATAGCGCTGGCCGACTCCACTCGCATCGTTGTCGGCAACAATTACCAAGTCCTGCTGCGCCCCGAACCGATCCCGAAGTGCGCCGGTCACCGGCACTAGATTGCTGGCGCTGTAGGCCACAGCGCAGGCCTTGCCGGTGGCTTGGTGGATCGTGGCGGCAGTAGCGAAGCCCTCGGCGATGTAGATCGTTGATCCAGGCTCGCCAAGCATCCAGAACTTGCCACCTGTAGCGCCGCCGGGGTGGTAGCGTTTCTCGCCATCGGCTGCGATGTACTGAACGCTGGCCAGATCACCCTCGGCGCCGTAGAGCGGAACCATCAGCCGCCCGTCTCCGGTGATCCTGGCGCCGTTGGGTGCGATGCCCTTGCGTGCTAGATACGGATGATCGGCACTCGCTGCACCGCCTGCTGTCCAGATCGCATCCACCGTACTGGCGGCAACCGCCTGACTGCGATCCTGCTCGGCCTCCCGCGCTGCCTTCGCCTCGGCCATCCTTCTAGTGTGCGCGAACTCCTCGGCGATGGTTAGCTTCCTTCCCATCTCGGCCTGCCAGGCCTGCTCGATGCCTGCTCGCCAGCAGCCGAACCGCCCTGCCGGTACGCCGTCGCCGAAGGCCACGTACCAACCGGGTTTGCTGTGGCCTGGCGTGCCCTTGGTGCCAGAGTTGAACCGGTGCAGCTTGCCGTCTAGATAGATCGTATCTGGCGGCTCCAGGCCCGCCTCAATCATCGCCTCCCGTAGCTGCTCGTCTGGTGGCTCTACCCTCTTGGGCTCTGGGAGAGCGTAAACGCCGCCGAAGATGCTAGTCAGGTCTGCCATTCGGCGCCTTCAATAGATAGGTCGACAACCGCTGTATCGCGGTGATGCGTGGCCGCTTGCTGCGACCTCGCTGGAGAGCGAGAACGGTACTGTAGTGCAGGCCGGTGGCCGCTGCAACAACCCTGACCTTGCGGTCTTGCAGAGCGGCAACGACTTGCTCAATCGTCATCATAAAGCGTACTCCTGAAAAAAAGTTGGTGAAGATCGAAAAAAAGTATAGCACAACTTGAAAAGATGGGGTAGGATGCTATCCATGCACTGAACGGATCTCCCGACGAGTGCTGCAACAGAAGGAAACGAAATGAACGCAAAGATCAACCAAGCCATCGCCGACTGCGACCGCTTCATTGCCAAGGAGCAAGCGCAAGCCGCTGACCTCCGACCGGCGGATGTTGCCAAGATGTTGGACTTCTACATTGCGCACCGCGCCAAGCTCATCAAAATGCTGGAGGCCTGAAGATGGCCATCAACCTAAAAACCACCGCATCATTAGCGTCGAACGGCGCCAAAATCCTCGTCTACGGCCAAGCAGGCGCAGGCAAAACCACCCTGGCAGCAACCCTGCCAGCCCCCATCATCCTGTCCGCCGAGGGCGGCTTGCTGTCGATCCAAGACGCAAATCTGCCCTACATCGAGGTGAGCTCCATGGCCACTTTGATGGAAGCCTATTCTTGGCTGCGTGACAGCCACGAGGCCAAGGATTACCAGAGCGTGGCGCTGGACTCCATTTCGGAGATTGCTGAAGTGGTTCTGAACGCTGAAAAGAAGTCGAACAAAGACCCAAGAGCTGCCTATGGCGCAATGCAAGAACAGATGGCGGACATCATCCGCGCCTTCCGCGACCTGCCCGGTCGGCATGTTTACATGAGCGCCAAGCTCGAGAAGACGCAGGACGAGATGGGTCGAGTGCTCTACTCGCCCTCAATGCCGGGTAACAAGACCGGCCAGGCGCTGCCTTACTTCTTTGACGAGGTGCTGGCCCTGCGGGTTGAGAAGGACGCCGAAGGGATAAGCCAGCGGGCACTCATGTGCGACAGCGACGGCCTGTGGCTGGCGAAAGACCGCAGCGGCAAGTTGAGCGCTTGGGAAACGCCAGACCTTTACCACATCATCAGCAAGATCGGCGGTGCGAAATGATCGCCGTCTGGCTGGCTTGCAAAGAGGCAGAGCGCTTGGCAACCGAGGCCCGCCGGGTTGTCGAAGACGCCATGATCGAGCAGTTCAAGATTGCCAAGGACATGGAGGGGACCAAGACCTTCATGAACGCAGGCTACACGGTCAAGATCGCTGGCCGGCTCAACCACAAGATTGACAGCGACAAGTTGCAAGCGATCGCCGCCGAGGCCGGCCTGGCCGAGCATCTTGGCTCACTTTTCCGCTGGAAGCCGGAAATCAATTCGTCGGCCTGGAAGTCAGCCGATGAATCCATCACGCGCCCGCTCCTGGGTGCGATCACCACCACGGCGGGCCGCCCGTCTTTTTCAATCACCAAGGAATAAATCATGGCTACTCTCGGACAAGACTACGTCGCTGCTGACCTGCCCATGGGCAAGAGCTTTGAGCCTCTGCCTGCCGGCTGGTACACGGCGGCGATCACGCAGGCGACCGTCAAAGACACCAAAGCCGGCACGGGCCGATACATCAGCCTGAAGTACGACATTACCGGCCCCAGCCTCT